CTGTGCATCTACAAGAGCTTCTTCACGTGGCTTACCTGTAGCAGCCTCTAAGCGTTTCATGATGTCTTCGACACCTGCAGAAGCTTCTAGCGGATCAAACTTAGCTGCAGTTGCTGGAGTTACATCTGCTACGTCTTTTTGTGCTTGTGCTTTTGTTTCACCAGCAGCATATAAAGTACCTGCCGTGCCTGTACCTTCAGCTATTTTGCCAGCAGCTTCATCAGCAGCAGAGATAGTATCAACACCAGCTTTAGTTGTCATCTTTTCTGGTGAAGAGATTAAAGTCTTAGTTAAATCAGCTACAGCTTTACCTGCTGCATCCGCTCCACCTGTTGTTGTTGTGGTAGTGTTTGCAGTGCTAGGGTTTGTTGTTTCTGTTGTAGATGCTGTAGTTTGATTTCCTGTATTTACATCTCTGTTAGTAATGTTTTCTTCAGGAAGCTTAGACATTTTTGTATCAATCGGAGTTTCCTCTACAGGATTTATTGATGCCTCTCCGAAGCCAACAACATTACCTAAAGCACCAGACATACCTAAGTTAGGAGCACTAGATACAAGATTACTTTGCATATTCTTAAAATCTTCAAAAGAACCTTCGCCAGGGAGAACAACCTGACCTAAAAATCCATTTTTACGCTGTAAAGCTGCAGCCTCTTTCGCTTTTTCATAATCAGCTTTAAGTTCTTCGTCTGATTTAATTGGTGCCGCCTTTTGTACCAGTGTGTTTATAGTAGGTGAGTTTGCTAATCCAGAGACAACACTAGAAGCCATACCGCCTACTAAGTAGCCCTTCTTCATGTAACCACCCTGTGCCATCTGTACACGCTTTTGGGCAGTTTCATACATCTTACCTACACGCGCTGCAGCAGCAGGATTAGCCGCTAAGAACTTCTTTTGCTCATCAGCTTGCATACCTTGCATTTCAGGTACAATCTTACCCATCTGATCTGGTGTAAATCCTGCAAATACCTTAGCCATAATTATTTATTCCCTAATTGCATCCACACAGACGCAGCTATAAAAGATAGCAGTGCTACTGTAGATATTCTTACTATAGTATTCCAAATACTCTTCTTAGTGTCACGGAAAGCTTCCAATAGACTGCGCATCTCTACAATATCTTTATGCGCTTCTTCGTCCTGCAAGCCAAGAGATTTTAAAGCCTCACAAGCACCACGTCTTGCTGCACGGTCAAGCATAGCTTCCAGCTCTTCTGGTGTCAAGTTGATGTTGCTCATTATGCACCTACAACACTGATATTAGACCAATATTCACCCAGCGCACCAAAGTTACGCCAATCCCTGTCACCACCGTTCCAGATACGTACTACATCATTGCTAGTTAGCCCTGTAACTGTTTTACTGTAGGTTACAGATGCAGGTGTTGCGCCCCAGCCTTGGTAGTACGTACCACTTGATCCGGGGTAAGTAGAAGAGTTAATACTAATAGCTGCAGCCTTATCTTCACCAGATTCAATGGCAGGACTTCCTCCAGAGTTGTAGTGTGTAATGTTTGCCTCAATTACAAAACCACCAGTAAAGTTACTTGGCATAGTAAGGGTAGCTACAACTCCTGTTGCACCAAAGCCCCAATAACCTGCATTGTTTAACGTCCAACTTAAACCTAGTGAAGTACCTGCAGAGGTTATGGCACCATTGGTAACATAAGCAGTACCTGTTGTAGGTGAAAGTATGTTAGTACCACCATAAAAATTAGATAGGCTGATTTGACCAGATGTAGGTATATTATTGTTTGCAGTAACATTAGGGACATATGCACCACCACGATAATACTCAGATAAACTGATAGGGGAAGACCCACCAAACTCATTCTGAATATCTAACAGTGTAATTGTACCTGATGTTTGTAATGCCATGTTACTTAGCCTTTAGTGCTTCAACTTCTGCAGACAGTTCTTTCACTGCCTCGATCAATACACCTACTAGATTGCCATATGCTACAGACAAGTATTCCTCGTTATCTTGAACTACTTCTGGAATAACTTTTTGTACTTCTTGTGCGATAACACCGATAGAAGCTTCACCATCTTTAGTGTAGCTAACTCCACGTAAAGCATTTACTTTATCTAACGCACCAGAGATAGTTTCAATGTTAGACTTTAGACGTTCATCTGAGTAAGCAGTGATGTTACCCGTTGCAGTAAAGTTACCACTGTAGGAACCACTCATATAGAAAGTAGTACCCGATAAGCTTAGACCATTACCCGCACTATAGGTTGTGTCTGTATTCGTGTCTACAGGTGTAGCCCAAGTGAAAGAGCCATCACCATCAGAGCGTAGGAACTGTGTAGCGCTTCCTGTACCTGCCACGTTAAGTTCATTAGCACCAATAACGTTAGCTGCAACAGTAGAAGATATAGCTACGTTTTGGCTACCATCAAAAGACGTAGAACCTGTTACGTCACCTGTTAGCTGAATTGTACGGGCTGTAGATAGTTCATCTGCTGTATCTGCGTTACCTGTAATCTGACCTTGAATGTTACCGATAATAGTACCTGCAACAAATGTTTCAGACCCAATAGTCCAGCGATCATTAGCTTCATCCCATACAAGTGTTTTGTTTGGTGATGTACCACGCTCAATCTCAATACCAGCATTCTGAGAGGGTGTGCCACCTTCATTACTGTTAAGTGTGATAATGTTATCAGCTAAGTTGATTGTCTCTGTGTTAACTGTAGTAGTTGTACCAGATACAGTTAGGTTACCTTGTACTGTAAGGTTACCTGTGGATGTGATACCAGAGGAAGTGATTGCACCATAAGTACGAGAACCACCAATGTAGGTTTGTACACGTGCATCAGTGTAATATAAATTAGTAGAACCTTCCGCTACAGTGTCTGTGTTACCTTGTGTAAAGGACATAACCCCTGTGCTAGAGTTATAGTTAATGCTTCCTGTAGCTGAGATAGCGTTTCTAGCACGAGCATCTGTAAAGTAAAGGTTACTACCTTCAGTTAGATCGCCTGTATCGTGGTTACTAATGCTTGATACTGTACCTGTCACATCTCCTGTAACGTTACCTGTAACAGAACCACTAAGAGTACCAGTAATAGTACCAGTGACACCTAGTGTACCACCGATAGAAACATTACCTGTGTTAATTGTTAGGTTACCTGTAGAGATAGAAGTATCTCCTGTGACAGTAAGAGTACCACCAACTGTAGTGTTACCTGTCACATCAAACGTACCCAGCGCATCTACGTCAGCGCCGTTTAACCGTAATGACTCCACACTACCAGAATAAATAGAAAGCTGATTAGAACGATTAGTAAGCTTGCCATAGTCAACACCACCGTCTTGTAGTTGAACATCTCCACCGTCAGCATCAAGTACAATATCACCAGCAACATCAAATGTTAGGTTACCTGAAGATACAGCATACTCGTTGTCTTCGATTGTGGTATAACCGTTAACGCCAGCATTGATAGTGTCAGCATAAAGAGTACCATCAAAGTAACCATCCTTGTATTGTGCAGCGCTAGAGCCTAAGTCAATGATATTATTAGCTTTTGGTAGAACTGTAGATGTACCTACAATGATATCCTGACCTGGGCCAACTTTGGTGATAGGAGCACCCTCACCTGCTGAACCATCGTGGTTGTGACCAGAGGACGCTTGAAAAGCATCTTCGACAGCGTTGAACTCACTGTCAAGATCGTCAGCGTCAATAACGTTACCGTTAGCAATGTTGTTTGCCGTATCTTGGCGTGTGTAACCTGCCATGTGTTACTTCCTTATTGTCTATCGTTCTGCGTATATTCTAGCAGAGCCGTGTCTAGTGTGAATGGTGGGTTTGTTGAGTTATCTTCAATACGAATAGCTATTGTTTTACCTGACCCAATAATTTGGTTTTGATATACTTTGTCCAGCTCACCGCCATATGTAGATGTACCAAAGATCGCTGTAACAGCACCAAAGAAGGATACAGCAGTACCTGTACTCGTAATAGTAGTGGCGGCTGGCTGAATTAGGTTCTGGTTGTTTAGACGAGTAAAATCATACTTAACTGCTAGGTCAATATCAAAAGAACCTTGTGGGTCAATATACGTAGTTAATTTATAAAATGTTTTACGTACCTGTGGGTCTGACACTGGCATGTAAGGAGACTCATAGATAGCCTCGATGGGTTGCCCATCAAAGTCAGCACCTTGTTCCATCTGATATACGTACCCATCCTCGTTAGCAAAGATGATAATTTCACTGTAGTTTGATACGTATTTAGAGTCAGCTACAAAAGCTTTAATACCTGATGTCTCACCCCAAGCTAGATTACCTGTACCTTGATCAGAGAACTTAGTTACGAGTAGCCCACGTGCAACTTTCTTTTGTTCTGACTCTGTGTAAGCAAAGATACGATATTGCGCTTTCTCACGAATAACAATAGAGCAGAAGTTAGCTGTACTCTGTGCAAACTTATACACGTCATCAGCAATAGGATCAGATGCAACTTCAAGTGCAAAGTCACCGATACGGTCTGTCGCACCTAGTAGTCGGATACCGTCAGGTGACATGTACATAATATCACCACCGACTTCCTGAATAGTGTCAGGGTCAAGACAGCCGATACTTTCTGTGATAGCTTTTAGTTGGAAGTCTGAGATACTAGAGCCAGTAAGACGCTGAATGTTGTTACGGCTAAAGATGATAAGCTGGTCACGAAACGAAATAAGACCTGTGATAGTGTGGCTAACGTTAATAACACCGCCGCCATTAGCTGCGCTATAATCTTGCGCATCACCAGGGGCCGAAAAGTAAAGGTTAGACCCCTTAGAGAAAAATACAGTATTCTTAAATACAGCTACTTGCTCTACACCCTCTAGGTCTGGGTTAGAGGATATAAAGCTAAGTGTGTTTAATGTATCATCGTAAAGCGCTGGGTAGTTAACACCATCTACAAAAAATACAAAATGCCCTGTACCAAAGTTAAAGTCTTCAGAGCGTATTTTCTCGCCTAACACAGCGGCTGTACCTAGAGAGGTCCAACCTGCACCTGTACTACGGTGATACTCCGTTACACTGCCATTACTTCTAGCTGCAATAAACTCAGCATCGTTAACGACTTTAACACCAATTACACGACCTGTACCCGGTACTTCTGCTGAGTCTGCTTTGTTGTAGCCACGTAGTTTAGCGTAGCCACCAGATCGAGCGGGTTCAAAGTTCTGTAAGATGGTGGCAGAACCAATAGCATTAATCCCCTGTTGTAGAGGACTCATGTTTGAGATAAGGCCACCCTTAAACTCAATAGGAAAAGTCTGCCAATTTGTAGCCATTATGAATTGACTCTTGCATTTTGTAGAACATATGAGCCGCTAGCTCTAACGTACTCTGTGCGGTTAATATTAATGGACCGCATAAACTTAATACCATCTTTAAATTTATTCTGTGAAATAGTAGCCGCTTGCAAGTCACCACGAAATACGTAAGCGTAGTACATAGCGCCATCTACAATAATATGACGATACTGCTCAGGGATTACAGGTACATCTGCAGCTTTGACCATATCAACGCCAACAGAGTAATACTCGTAGACTACCTCGTATGCTTTATCTGGTGAAGGGATAAAAATAAGTTCACGGCTAGGTGCACGAATTACATTAGTAGGAATAGTTCTGTTACTTGCATTAGAGTTATACTCATAGTCTGCGTGTTTGTCAAGATACTCTTCGTAATTCATGATTTTAAGCTTCTGAGTTCCAACGCCTAATGTGTTGTCACGCTTAATGCGGAAGCTGTTCATATTAACGGTTTTAGAGTCGTATGGCATACTATAGCGAACTTCACCGGGGGTGAGCACTTCAGTCTCTTCTACGTGGTTCCAAGGCCACTCATACTCTTCTTGATTGATGTGTCTAATAGATGCATTAACAGCGTCCTTAGTAAGGTTATAATAACCCTGTGCTCCTGCAAAGTTAACTGTAGTAAGTTCTACTTCGTTAAGGCGGCGGTTAACGTCATTTACTAGGCCGATAAAATCATAAGCCATTCTTATTTCTCCTTAACACGAATGTAGATGCTACGCTCATACTGCAAACCTTCAACAGTCGTGATCTTACATGTAACCTTGTAGCGCACGTTGTTAGTACCCAGAGATAGACGGATAGTAGCAACAGTTAGAGTGTTAGTCTTCTGTACCATCTGTAAGCCATTGACCACACCAGCAGCATTTACTTCAGTCTTTACACCGTCTGCATCATCAATATACCAAGTCACACCTGAAATAGTATCATCACCTAAGAAGCGTGACCAATCCACGTTGTAGTCTAGTAGTTCATCTTTATCTTTGTCAGGCCACTTGTATGACATTTAAATATTCCTTACGCTGCAATACGTACTGTTCTGTCTGTATCCATAGCTTGAATGTGGACAGTTCTATTTGTTGGGTCTGCTGGTATTGTAATTGTATATCTTTGATCTATAGCTGATACATAAACAACACGATCACGATCATAGCTATCTTTAAGGCTCTCATAGTCAAACTGTACAGTAGCGACTACAGGGCGTTTTGTGTAGATGCTTAGTGGTACAGACGTAATCTCAATACGGTTGATTGTACGTGTTGTCAGTGTACCTAGTGCACTATTAGCCGCTATACCTACTGGAAGCACTACGGCTTCAGCTATAATAGTAGGTGATCCTGCAGTAATAGTTAGTACAGGTGTAGTGATACCTACGTTAGCTTCTGCTATTACAGTAGTTGTACCGATATTGCCTGTAGAGTCAACCCCTTGTGGTACTACTACGGCTTTAGCTACTACTGTTGTGTCGCCTACAGAGCTAGTTGCAGCTACTGAGTTAGCAGCTACGACAGCCTGAGCATCTACTACGACACTGTTGATTGCACCTGTAGCTTCTACACCTGTAAGACTTAGGTTAGCTACACCTACTACAACGACAGCATTAGTACTGCTAGTGGCTGCTACACCATTTGCGATACTGCGTACTTCACCACCAGCGGCAAAGGCATTTACGGAGAAGGGTGTAGAGCCAAAGAGCATTATTCAGTCTCGCTGTTAGCTGCTGCCTTTGCGTCTGCTGCTGCCTGTAATTCCGCTGGAATATCACCGTCAAAGCAGTCTGCGCCTTGCTCAATGATTGCGTCTAAGACTTCCTGATAGTGGCGGTTTGCAGGGTCTAGGGGGATGCTGTGGTTGTGGGTT